CGATTACGTTGTCCGCGCCCGTCGCGCCCGTACGACGATTAATCCAGATCTGAATCGGACGCCCTGTCGCGTTCTTGTTGGGGATGGAGAGGTAGGTCGAAGAGGAGATACGTGAGATATTAATATCTTGCTGGTTCGTGCCAGACCCCGTGCGGATCACATGATCAAGCAGATCAACCGTATCTACCGGAAGGTCATACGTGCCTTGGTTGTAAGTCAGAGTATCGGTATCAGTCTGCAACGTCCAGAGGTTAATACCCCGGTTCGCCCAGTCCATGAGCAATAGACCAAGACTACGCTTGGCGGTACGGAAGTCGTAACCCGTCCGCAATTCAGCACCACAACGCTCAAAAGCCTCTTCGATGATCGTATTGAGGTCGAGGTTAAAGTCCGTCGTTGCTGTAGTTTTGTAGGCCATATTTAAACAAACCTACCTTTTGTCTTACCACGTTGGGCAATACCGTCGCCCCGCCGTGATGCGGAAGAACGGACAGAACCACCTTTGGCGTAAGGTCCTGACTTCTCATATCCCGGAATAGGCTCGGGTGTTGGCGGAATCGGCGTCGGTTCTGGGTAATATTGATCCTCAAAATATTCAGGCTCTGGAGTTGGAGGCGGTGGAGGCGGTGGAGCCGGTCCACGTCCTGCCCCAGTACCCATACCCGACATACCACGAGGAGGAAAATTATATTTTTGGTCGTAAGGCATAGGTCTTCTAGGCGAAATTATTTTAACTTCTTCAAGGTCTTCCATATCAGTAACTTCACCGCCATACGCATATTTCTTCATGCCTTTCAGGGTCTGAGCCAGACGCGCACGTTGCCCCATCTTGCCCGGAGCCTTGGCAGCGGTAGCAAGTTTCTTAGCCGGAATCTTCTGCCCAGCCTTTACACCGAGGCTGCTACGCAGCGCACCGGGCCTCTTAATCGCTTTTTGAATCCACTTCTCAGCCATGTCACATACCTCGCTTACGGTGCGGTCTCACTTTTTCTTTGATGCCTTTGGGCTGAGGGACAAACTGATTGCCTTGAGCTTTGCCACGGCGCTTTGCAGCCGTTGTGCGAGCATATTCTTGAGGGCTGAGAGCCTTAATCGCAGCTTCCGGTAAATACCTTTCACCCGTTTTGCTAGAGGGTTTGCCACTTTTGGTTCTCCATTTCTGATCACCCCATGCTTTTAAAGATTGCTGTGGGGCTTTCATTTGTACCCGCCGCCCCGTGATTTATAAGTCTTTGCCAGCAACTGCGCCTTACGCGCACTCCACTGGCCTGCCCCAGTGCCCTGCACTGCTCGGGCCTTGATGGACTCAAACAGGCTCTTCCGCATACCCGGCTTGGTGTAATTGCCAGATTGATTGACCTTGCTCTTAACCTTACCGCCTTCGGCATAGCCTTTCTTGGCTTCTTCCTCTCGCATAATCCTTAAAAGTTCGCCGCCATCCGTGACCCGCATCACTTCACGAGCCTTAGCATCGCTGCCATAACGCTTTATCAAAGCCTTCAAAATCCGTGCATTAAGCCGTGCATAATCCACACGATCATCATCTTCTTCTTCTACGCCACCCTTTTTAAAGGTCTTGATGGGTTTGTTGGTACCAATCACGGGCTTATTGTCCCCACGACGCTTGGCCCTAGGAACTTTACTGGGAGAAATTACGCCCATACCGCGAGAATTCATCATAACTAAACCATCCGACCCTTGGTTTTGCCGCGCTGCGCGATACCGTCTGCACGACGCGAAGCTGACGACACAGAGCCACCGCCTGCGTATTTTTTTACAGATCCACCGTGCTTGTAGGTAGCTCCACGACCCATACGCGCACGAGCCTCTGCCGTGTCTTTCATAAGCTTCATACGCTTAGCGTAATCAGCCGCCGCCGCTGCATCTTTCTCACGCTGAGCAAGAGTCATACCGCGCATACCGACTTCTCCAGTTCGGCTTGCTGCGCCTGCCCCACGAAGTGCTACTGACCCCGCACCACCTGCCAGCATCGCCGCGCCGCCTACACCTGCAGCTAGCGCAGCCTTTTTCTGCTCCGGAGAAAGTGAAGACAGCGCTTCTCTAGTTTCTCCATATGTACCAGTAAAGCGACGACCGGGGGCCTCATCTCGCTCTGCAGATACCGTCACGGTCGGAGTGCGCGAGCCCCCACGGCGGGAGGGCCCACCTTTAGTTTCTCCACCTTCTTCACCCAGTTTACGCCGGGTGTAGCCTTCTTTTTTGACATTAGTTGAATAAGTTTTTCCGCGCCAAGTGAAAGACTCACCCGCACCTTTATTTGCCCGAGCTTTTTTAAAAGCCGCACCAAAAGACATTTTGTTGAGGTCTTTTTGATCCTCGTCGATCTCTTTTAGTACATCTCCACCTGTACGATATGCACGTTTCATGACGTGACCTCCGTGTTTGAACACGCCACGACCTTTGAGGACATCAGCACGAGTAATCTTGCCATCGCCGGTCAGGTCGGGAAGGCTACCGCCCTTTGCCATCTTCTTGCCAATGCCTTGGGGCAGGTTGGGCTTGCCTATGTGACGGAGCACTCTTTCAGGAATTTCGAACTCCCGGCCTTCGTCTTCCTCTGGGTAACGCTTTACCTTACCGGCACGGTAACGTCGTCTTGGGCCACCCGTTTGATAATTAGGCTGCTCAAGAAATTTTCGGGCTTGAATATCTGCCTCAACATCAGGGCTTTTCATTAGCACATACCCCCGCGCATCATCTTGACCATTTTGCCCTTGGTCTTGCCTTTGGTAGCAATGCCGTCAGCGGCGCGGCGATAAGAACTTGCTATACCGCCACTAGCCATTTTGACTACGTGGCCTTTGGTCTTGCCCTTGCTAGCGATGCCGTCAGCAGCACGACGATAGAAATCGCCAGACTTAACTTTGCCGCCACGACGCATACCCTCGTCGGCTTTTTCCTGTTCTTGCCGCCTATATTCATTTTTTGTAAAAATTGGCATATTTGCTATGTAGTTTGAAAACTTTTCAGTGCCAGGTTTTAATCCTGATGCTATCCCTTGCTTTATATAGTCTGTACTATTTGTTGCTTCACCCGCTCTAGTTGAAATTGGAGTGTATCGAAACGGATTATAAGCTTGACTGTCGTATGATTGTGGTGACTGTTCACGTATTATTTTAACGGGCTTTTTACGGGGAATATCGTCCCCAAACCCAGCACCCCGCTTAATCGTTGGCTTACCCGGCAAGTTGCCACGCGGAGCCAGATCATCCGTTGGTGAAGGCAGCGGCTTTGGCTTTTTACCCTTCTCAACCACAGTAACCACCACCCATCATCTTGACGGTTTTGCCCTTGGTCTTGCCCTTGCTGGCAATGCCATCAGCCGCCTTGCGATAGGAACCACCGGTTTTGCCGCCCTTGGAATAGGACATACCGCCCATATTCATTTTCTTGGTCATGCCACCCATATTCATTTTCTTGGTCATTTTCATTTCGATTTACTCCTAAACGAATCTACCGCGTGTTTTACCACGCTGGGCTATGCCGTCTGCACGGCGGGATGCGGAAGATTTGACGGAACCACCTTTGCGATATCCTAGTCGTTCCTTTCTGGCACGAAGATTTGCAGCCTCCGGCCCTTCTACTCCTTCAGGAGTAGTTCTAGGGCTCCCGTAAAGACGCTCCAATTTTTCATTAAGTGGGTCACTAATATTTTGACGTAAAAACTTCATAGTCTTATATCCGAAAGAACCCGGAGGACTATGGAGGGCTTCTCTGGCATAGCTTCTAGTTCCTTTCTTGTATCTAGAAACAGCCGCTTCCTTTAACCTATCTAAACGTGCTTTTGCCTTTTCTGCTACTTCCTTATCTGCTTCTTCTTTAGCCTGCAGTCTTTCATAGCCTGCTCTACTACGCGAACGGGGGCCGTCCCTTGTGCTTCCACCCTCATTGAATTTCTTACCTTTATCAGCTTTCATAAATTCTTTACCCACTTTCTGTGAGATACCCAATCACTTGGCTGCTTTCGGATTATTAGCGACCAAGGCCATTAATCGATGTTGTTTAGTGGATTTACTAGGCACGATGCTGCTCCACAAGGCGGTCTATTTTCTGCTCTAGGCGGTCAAGCCTATCCAAAAGTAATTGGGAGTCAGCACGGACTTCTGACCGAGTAACGTGGTCGCGGGCCACTTCTTCTCGGGTTTTGTTGAGAAGGATATTGAGTCTTTTAAGTTCATCAGACTTTTCCTTCATAACGTATCCGATAATCGCAATTGTTACGCTAAGAAAAAGATTCCACAGAAACATGTCCATGTATTAACAGTTCCATGCGCGTAACGACTTATTAATGCGACTGTTGGGGTCATTCGCGGTTTTGGCACTCGTCAGTTTCTTCTTCATTCCCGACATCCGGGCACAGAATGATTTCTTACGAGCGCCACCCTCGGGTTGAGGGCGCTTAAGTCCCGGCTTACCGGGATTAGCCCGATTATAAGAAGCTCTGCCTTTGGCATTTAATCCGCCAGCAGGATTCTTGCCTTCTTTCCGCTGCCATGCGGGGGTTTTAGCCATATATCACCATTAACGAAGTAACAGTGGTAAGCGTGGCGTGTATATCCGTTTGAAATAGCAACCCCTCTCCCGGCATAAGAACATAGTTCTCGCTGGTGGACGAAGCCATCGTATTGACCGTAATTTTTACAGAACCCGAGGCACCGCCGTCTCTCAGAACGACACTCCCTGCACCACCAGCCGGAACGATATAAATAGCCTTTACGCGGTTCCGACCTAGATTATTACTGGCCTGATCCTGCATCTGCCCTGTCGTCGTTCGGACGGCACTGGCTAAGACATCTGTTTGCATTGTCGTACCCTCCTAGGGTTAGGGGGTATTAGCTAGCAGAAATAGCAGCCAGAGTGTCCACACGCAGCCAGTTGGTACCGTTGTAAAACGCAAGAACCGGGCTACCCGCAGCGCCATTTGAGAAATAGGCGACAGAACCGGCTGACACATTGGACGTAGGAGCCGTAGCAACCGTGAAAACGCCCAGATTGACTGGACCGCTGAACGTAGTTTGAGCCATTTTAATTACCTCACATGCGAGTTGTGCTTACCAGTCTGCATGTCGTCAGTCGGGCCTGTCTGGTAAGCAATTTTTTCCCGATGATCTTGTATAACATCAAAAAAGAGGGGCCACAAGCCTCTAGGTAACTTGTGGCCCCCCAATTCCAGCTAGCTCACCAAAGAACTATCAGGACGAACCCGGCGAACCGAACATGCCGAGCGGATCCGACCAGCCGAAGCTATAACGCTCGCGGCTCTTGTACCGGACGTTGCCGGTGTCGAAATCGCCGTCCATGCTGTTTTGCAGCGGGGTACGAACGAAGTGCTTCATGCCGTTCGGAACGTCCGTGGTCAGGAACCACGCATTCGTGTCGGTCAAGAAGTGGTTCACCGTGTAACCGCCCGGAATCGACCCCATCGCCTTGAGAGCGTTGATGTCGTTATCAGCAGTCGAAACACGGAGTTCCGTGTCGAGGAGACGCTTGGCAGTGAACATCAATGCCGGGGGCACGATGAGCTTGCCGGGCTTCGCCGCGATGAGGAGACTACGTTCGTCAACCCAACCAGCAATCTGAATCACCGCTGCCTCAAGCGAAGTTTCGTTGAGGTCAGAAGCCGTCAAACGGTTGCTGTTGACACCGCCCGAGACCAGCGGATGCGAAGCCGAGAACAGGGCCACACCGTCACCACCGGGGTAGGACGCTGAAAAGCCGTTGTTCAGGACCGAAGCCGCTTTGACCTGCTTCGTGTACGCCATCGCTCGGGCGAGCGCCTTGGTGTATCGCTTGGACAGCGAATCGTACAGGTTGTCTTCAACCGCCTCTTCCGTGATGGAGAAGCCGAGAGCAATCGTCTCGTGACTGTAACGAGCAGTCCATGCTTCCTGTGCGTTGTCATACGCAATCGCAGCACCTTCGGCCTTCACCGGAGCGGCGCTGAAACCAGAAAGCTTGGTCTCCTCTTCAAAGGAACGCTCGGAGGTCTCAGTCTCGTAGATCTCCTTGTGCTCCTCACCATAGTTTTTGTACTCAAGGCCAAACAGGGCATTCAAACCCGGAAGGAGTTCCTTAAGTAACTGTGCACGTGAAATAGCCATGTCTTAGAACTCCCCTATTAAATGCCGAGTGGGTTGTTGTAAGCGTGACCACCAACAATCAACGAAACGCTCGTGAGGTACGATGCATTGAACTTCACGATAACTTCGGGATAGTAGGTAGTGCCGCTTGACACAAAGGAAGTGTCTTCAACCACATCGACAATGCGAATAGGTAGCGAACGAGTGGTCGCAACAGAGCTATTTAAAAGCCCTTGCTGCGAATCGCCCGTAGTCGTATTTAGCGTATTAGCCACCAACGCAACGTTAGAACCAATATCGCCATACACGAAACCATTTGTGGTTGAAACAACAAGCGAAGCCGTTACGCCTACAGCTTTAAACAAGGTATCTGGATCATCCGCTACGTATGCGTAAACAAACGTACCAGCCTTGACCGAAGTACCCGAAGTCCACTGCTGTGAGAAGGTCGGCTGACCCGTCACAGAGGAAACAAACGTGCAGCCCAAAAACACACCAGCAAAGCCAGCGTCCGGGGGCGTGGTCGTTTCCGTAGTTACAACAACGGTGCCATCCGATGCGAATTTCAGCGGGTCACCAAAACCAATGCTTGACGCACCGGAGTCGATACGACGCTGACGGGTCGAACCGGCAAACACCTGCCCGCCGATTATATTAATCGGCTTCAAGCCATAAGGCTTGTCGATAGTAGGATATGCCATTGATTACTCCAAAATAAGTTATTTGCCCTTGCCAAACGAAACCGTTGTTCTCTTTTCATTAAAGAGCGGCATACGCTCGTCGTTTAGCCTCATAAAGTTGTTATCTACAGACTGGATCTGAGCCTTGGCTTGCTGCGCGTAATAGTCATCACGCTGCCGCATCAACTCAGCCGGAGCCTTGCAGAGCAACAACCCACCGATTTCGATATTGCCCTTAAACCGGGAATTCGGATCGGCTTGCATCATCAACTTGGGCTGGTCTTCGGCCTTTACAGGCTCCCAACCTTCCCTAAATTTCGCGGATGTATTGGAGGGATCTGCTTGTCCCATAATACTGGTCCGAATCCAACGGAACACCCAACCGTCTTGTGGCTCCGGTTCAGGGAGCGTTTGAGGCGGGGTCCACATTGTTTTGCGTTGCGCGAAGTCTCGATTTTCGAGTTCACGTGCGAGTCTGCTGTCAGCCATTGTTGTTCTCCAGTTTCATTAATTCACGTGCGTACTCTTGGTTGCTTATGCCTAGTTTTTTGGCAAGGGCAACTTGAGTTTGGTTCAGGCGTACCTGACGGGGCGCAGTATTCCGCGTAACCGGAGCCACCACATTGGCTGGCTTATTTGGGCGAGCAGGCTTTTCCTGCTTCGTTTGAGGCTTTTCATCCACATCAGCATCGTCAAATGCTTCAGGGAATCTTTTCCTCATAGTGTCGTCGACTCGGCGGTAATACTCGTCAGAATTCGGGTCCACGCCGCTTCGGACTAGTTTTTCATGCAGGCCAAGTGCAAGGGCGGTCATTTCCTCGTCCTCGCCAAACCAAGTATTTCTATCTTTCCAAGCTTCGGCCTTTGGGTCGGGCTTGGGTATAGAAGGTTCTTGATTAACTTGTACCTGTTGGACAGGTTCTACTACTTCTTCAGCCTGTTGTAAAGAAGGTTTTATACGAGAGATATTCTGAAGTTTAAGTTTGGCATCTGTCAGGAGTTCCTGTGCAGAAGCGATTTTGTCTCCATCTCCTGCTTCATAAGCCTGTTTCAGGCGTTCTTTAGCCAGATTTAAATCAAAATTAGCGTATCTCTCAGCCTCTTTAACAAAAGCCTGCTCGTTATGTCCGAGCCGTTGCTTGAGTTGTTTAACCTCATTTTCACGGGTTCGGGCAAACTTAATAGCTTCTTCACGTTCACGAATGGCCTGTTCTTTTCTACGGCGCTCATCGTGATAAATCCGTTTCATCTGAGACAGGCGTTTCTGCACCTTCTCTGAATACTCATCTAGATCTTCGTTATCGATCTCCTTAACTGTACGTTTAGACAGGGGTTTACGATCCTTGTCTTCCTCGGGAGTATCGTCTTCAATCTTTACTTCAATGTCGTCGCTAACCTCTTGTTTAGCTTCAACTTTTTGTTCCTCTTCGGCTTCAGATATTTCTACCTCTTGCTCGTCAGGGAACTTATATTCGTCACGTTCAGCCATGATGTTTTACCTCACGCTCTGCGGATTCCACGGGGATCTTCGACCACCGCTTCTACCGTGTCGTCGTTAATTAGCCTAAATTCCCGACCGTGAATAACCACGCGAGTGCCGGAATAGGGGCGCGTCAGGACAAAATCCCCCTTCTTGCACCACGGGCCAGTAGGAAACCGGTCAGGGTCTTTGTAGCAAAGGTCGCCCATCTTCACGACAAAGAGTACGACCGTAGTCAGTTCTTCCGTGCGACGAGTGTCATCTGCCTTAATAATGCCTCCCTCAAACTCCTCTTCTACGTGCGGCACAGCGCACAAGATTCGGTAGCCTTTGGGTTCTGGCAGGAGTTTAGCCTTGGAAGCCTCTTCCTGTGTTTTTTCAATATCAATCGTACTCACTCTTCCTCCAAGCGTTTCGCAAGGTCTCTAATGTGGTTGCACGCGAGGTCGAGACCTTGTAATGCCCCGCAGAGTCTTTTGTATTCACCCTCGTCCAATTTGCCTTGGATCAGGGTTTCAATAATTAATGCGCGCTCTTCCTTGAGTTTTGTATCCAAGTACTCTAGAGCGTTTGAATAAGCCATTTATTACCTCTTCCGTTCTGGCATCGGTGGCGTGACCCGACGTTGTTCTGACGCCTCTTTACTCTTGGCGATATCCACGCCAAGCCGTAATCCCTCAAGCTGCTGTCTGTTGGACTCTTGCGCTTTGTGCTTCTCAATGTCCGCACCCAAGCGTGCTGCCTCAAGCTGCTGACGGCCAGAGATCTCTGCCTCTCGCAGTCGCAACTCGTCTTCCTTCGCCGCTGCATTTGCGTATATCTGCTGCTCTTTCAGGCGTATCTCTTCCGCCTGCATCTGAGCCTCCATCTGCGCCTTCATCTGCTTGGTCTGAGCCTCCATCTGCTTGATCTGGAGGTCCATCATCTGCATCTGTACAAGCGGATCTTGTGCCTGCTGTTGAGCCTGCTGCATCTGCATCTCCGCTGCATCCTTCTGGAAGAGCCGTTGTGCAGCCACCGCAGAGACCTGCGAGATCTGAACCTCCATCTCTGGAGACAACTCATACTCTTCAGTGTCATCTGCGGGTATCGGCGGCAGAGCCACACCAAGTTGTTTCTCAATCTCTCGGCGGTACTGGAACGCCAAGTGCTCCATGATGTGTGCTTGAAGTGATGCAGTAATCTGCTGTGCCATCGGGTTCTGCCCGATCAACTGAGCCATCTTCGGATCACTACCAAAGGCCATGTGCACAGCAATGTGTGCCTCGTGATCTTGATAAATAAACGCCTTGAGCGGTTTTCCCGTCATCGCGTC